CTACTCTTCCGGTGGTTCCTCTTCGTCCTTTGGTTCAGGCGGCTCCGGTGGTTCAGCCGGCTGGGGAGGCTGTGGCGGCTCATTATAAGCCGGCTCTGTCTCCTGCTTTTCGATGTCGGCAATGATGGCATCGAACCGGTCAGCAGGCAGCTCCGGCACATAGGCCGTCAGCACCTGTTTGGCCACTTCCACCTTGATTTTGTTGGTCAGCTGCATATCCAGCACGGCCTGGGCGTTCTTCAGCTCCGTGGCCACGTCCGTGATGCCGAAGTCATTGGAGTAGGTCGCCGTGTATTCCAGATCCAGCCCCATCCATTTGGCCACCAGGGCCAGGATCTTCTTTTCCGCTGCCGCACACCGTTTGGCAAAAGCAGAAAGGCGCTGGTTTGTCCGTTCGAACTCCCACTGCCGGCTGATGCCGCTGGCCTCCTGTTTGGTCGTGGTGGAGAACGTCAGCCCGGAAATCCGGTACATCTCTTCCACCATGTTCTTGATCTGGCTCTGAATCAGCGCAGCCGGATCGCTGGGTGGGGAAATGAACCCGGGCTGGAACCGCACCGTGTCCCCGTCGTAGCAAAGAGCGTTGTTGTTCCCGATAATCAGGTCAGAAGCTTCCTTGCTGGGAAAAGTCAAAAGCGGGAATGTCTGGTTCCGCAGGATCTCCGTCAGCCAGGAACAGTGATTGTACAGGCTGCAGGCAATCCCTGCGATGGGGTACAGCTCCGGTGTGGGGTTCAGCTCGCCGTTCTTCACGTGCTGGCTGGGGAACCACACAACCGGGACCTCTCCCAGGTTGTGATCGCCGGAAGAGACCATCTGGCCATTCTCGTAGACCACCCAGCGCCGGGTGTCAAAGTACACCGTCCGTTCCTTGTCGTCGCCCATGGTGCTTGTCACAGCCGTATCCCGGAACTTGATGGAGAGCACCCGGCCGTTCTTGTCGATGCTCACGCCTTCCACCCGGTCCGGGTCCAGGGTGTACGCATAGGGAAATTTCCGCTGGGCCAGGGCTTCACCCATGGAAGCCGGCAGGTCCATGGCCTGGAAGTTCTCCACCACGATGAACACAGCCCCGTACAGTTTGGCCGACAGGGCCGCAGCCTGCATGAAGCTGTCCATGTCGTTCCCAGCTCCGTCCACGTTTTCCAGGAACGCCTCTGCCACCGGGCTGGCCGTTCCGGTCCAGTCCCGCAGTGGCCGGCGCTTGAAGATGGGATTCACCAGGGCGTTCACAATCAAGGAAAAATGGTTCAGATAATAGGCCGTCTGCTGCCGGTCCAGATAGTTCTGCCGGGTTTCCCGCTTGTGGGGGATCAGATACGCTCCCCGATAGCCCCCGTCCCCATAGTAGGAATCCCGCATCAGGCGGTACATGTTCCCGTTCGGGCTCAAAAAGAAATCTTTCTCATTCATGGTTCAATCCTCAATAATCAAATCTGGCCGAACGGATGGTGGTCCGTACCGGCATCACGCCGCTGCAGCCATAGCGCACAGCGTCGATGGCATGGTTGTCTTTGTCCGGGTAGGCGCTGATGTACTGCCCCAACCGGTTCCGTTCGTATTCGTAGGTCATGAATTCCCGGTAGGTGTTGGGGCATCGGCGCTTATCAATGTATATGTGCCGCAGGCCCTGCAGCCATTTGATACCATATTCCACACTGTCGGGGCCTTTGGCCGCCCCGATGATATTCATGCCCAGGGACCGCATTTCCTTGATGGACTTGGGTTCCGCCGAATCACAGCGGACCAGCTCCTGGGGCAGGATGATCTTGCTGATTTTGGCCACAGCCTGGGGATTGGTCAGTTTCTGTTCGTAGATCTCTCCCCAGATATACAGGTCTTCGTGTTTGGCGTCGAAATGCATGGCCACAAAGGCCAGCGGATCCACGGCGAACCCGAAGTCCAGGCCGAACAGCCGGCGTTCGAACTGCTGCAGCTGCTCGCTGCTCATGGCCAGGTCTTCCACATTCTCAAAGACCGCCCCGCCGGTCCCGGTGACTTCACCCAGATACTCATGGCGGTAAGCCGTTTCGTTCCGTTCCTTGAGCTTGCCGGCTTCCTGGAGGAACTGCTCCCCCAGCCATTCCGGTGGTACTTGCAGATAGG